ATGGACAAAGAAACTAAAAAAAACAAAAGGTACACTTACAACCAGCAAATAATTAAGGCATTGGTTGATAAACATGGTTTTACGCCTTTTTTTATTCGACAATGTTTATCGGGACATCGTAATAGTATTACGGCAGATAAAATAAGGGTTGATTATAAAACGCTAGAAAAAGAACTGAAAGAAACCATTGAGCAATTCAATACAAAATAACAAACTACAAATCGATTTTAGTTTCGACTCCCAGGAATAAACAAAAGTAAAATTTTCTAAAAAAATGCAATTATGCCATATCTGTGGACAAATAACAAGGTTGCAGTAGAACACGAAGAATTGGTTCCGGAGTATTGGAATTGTTTAAAAAGTTTGCAATCAGAACTTAATCGTTACAAGCAGAAACCTTTTGGCATAAAGCGTTTACAAGTAGGAGGAAATGGCCGAAAGTTATTGATAGATTTTGATAGTTTAAAAACAACAATTCAGGACGCCTTAGGAGATCCGAGAAGAATTGATAATCCGTTGGAAGTTTTTTTTGATTTTGATGCTGCAGCCGTTCGATATTATGCCAAGTTTAAGAGAGCAGGAAATGCATTAGAGGCTGATGAACAAGAACGATACATTATTAATGCAAGTGTCATGAATGCTGCAATAAAGCTAGAGCAGGCTCGCATACAGGAAAGGATAAAGCTAAGAGGTTCGATACGAGGAATCATTGCAATATTGGTAAAAGATGTGGAGAACTTCAATAATACATTAAAGATTAAACACGAAGTAAATCACAATTTGCCAGCGAGCGAAAAGCAATTTAAAAAACTTTTGAAAGCCTGTAAAGACGATTTGTATTATCCGATTATAAAAGATCCTAATGGCGGAAAAATAAACAATGCCAGAAAAGTGGATGATAAAACGGAAATGATTTTTAATGGTTTGTTTAAAAACCAGATGCATAAACCAACGCCAACAGAAATAGCACGGAATTATGAAGCTTTTTTAAATGGTTATGCCGAAGTTTTTAATGAAGAAACGGGAGAAATGTTTGATCCGAAAGACTATAAAAAACTATCGAATACCACGATTATTAATTATATCAATAAATGGGAAAACAGAATTGCGACGCATTTATCCAGAAGTGGTGACAGACAAAAATATATGAGTCAATATACGACTCCGCACCAAATGGATTTGCCAGTTTATTCGGGTTCAATTTTATCTATTGATGACAGAAACCCACCATTTTGGTATGAAAAAGGAAAGAGAGCCTGGTTTTATATTGGTTGTGATATTGCTTCTCAATGCTTTACTACAGTGGTTTACGGGAAAACGAAAGAGGGTATTATCGTTGATTTTTACCGACAAATGGTTCGGAATTATACGGAGTGGAATTTGCCTTTGCCGAATGAACTAGAATGTGAGAGCTCATTAAATAGTAGTTTCAGAAATACCCTGCTTCGTCCTGGTGCCATGTTTCAGAGTACTCGAATTATTGCCAACAAAGCAAGTGGAAAATATATTGAAAGGATGTTTGGTAAAGTACGATATGATGTCGAGAAAGAAGCTTTTGGATGGATTGGACGTCCGCATGCTAAAAAAGAATCCAATCAGGCTGGTCCGGGAGAAAATAAAATTATTCCGTACAACCAATTGATTAATGAAAGAATGCTGGAAATAGAACAATGGAATAATATGCCGCATCCTGAACATGCTACAATGAGTCGTTTTGATTATTTCCTGAACAAACAACATCCTGATTTAAAACCGACGAACTGGGAAGCAATTTTACCAATTATTGGTTATAAAACCGAAACATCGTGCAAGTTAGGTTATGTAACACTTCAGGGAAAAAGAAGAGCAATCGCCGAAGATGGAAAGATTTTGACAGGCGAAGCTTTGGTTGATGTAATGAAGATTATTGAAAGCAAAGAGGTTAATGTCTACTGGCTTGATGGTAATGACGGACAGGTTATAAAGGCTTTTGTGTATTTAAATGACCGATTGATTTGCGAAATAATGGAAATGCCACGCTACAATCGAGCATCTATAGAAAGAACAGATGCAGACTATCTGGCGAGAGCTTTACAAAGTTCTTATGTGGCATCGGTAGAAGCTTTTGCAAAACGCCAAAGAGATAAAATAGAAAGAATTAACCTTATAGATAATACGCCAAGAACGATTAATTCCAATTTTAAGTTTTCGAACATTAAGCGCTTTGAAGCGAAAGAAGAACAGCCGGTTGAAATATTTGATGATGAAGCCGAAGATGATTTTGCAATTGTACCGCAAGGAAATGCAATACCAAGCTGGAAAAGAAATTTTATGTAATAATAAAAAGTAAAACAATGAACCTAACAAACGAATTTAAACAAAAAGTAAGACTGGCACTCATTGAAGCTCGTCAAAATTATGGAGGATCTGATGCTGATTTTTCTAAGTCAAAAGGAATAAAAGCTTCCATTTATTCCCGATTAAAAAACGGAGAAATCGAAAGAATTTTATCCGATACAACCTGGATTACTTTAGGAAGAGAGCTTCAGGTAAAAGTATTTGAAGACAATTGGAAAGTAGCCAGAACATCGGTTTATACAGAAATAGAAGATAATCTCAATTTTTGTGCGGCTCTAAGCAAATCGATGGTATTGGTTGATGATTGCGGGATTGGTAAAACATTTTGCACCAAGCATATTATCAAAAAAATGAAAAATACTTTCTATGTCGATTGCTCTCAAGCCAAAAGCAAACAACAATTTATCAGGCTTCTTGCTAAAACTGTTGGCATAGACAACCAAGGGAAATATGTAGATGTAAAAGCCAATTTAAAATACTACGTCACAACACTCGAAAAACCCTTGATTGTTCTTGATGAAGCTGGAGATTTAGAATATAATGCATTTCTGGAACTTAAAGAATTATGGAATGGAACTGATGGAGCATGTGGCTGGTACATGATTGGTGCCGATGGATTGAGAGCAAAAATTCAGAAAGGAATCAGCAATAAGAAAGTAGGTTTTGCCGAAATATTCAGTCGATTCTCAGACGAATTTATCAAGTTGGTTCCTAATGGAAAAGTAGACAGAACTATTTTTTATACCCAATTAATAGGTGATGTTGCCAATGCCAATATAGAAGATCGTAGCAAAACCAAAACATTGGTTAATAAATGCATCGGAAAAGAAACTACACTTAGATATTTAGAAACTCTCATAAAAATAGGCGCATAAATGGCACGAGCAATATCTCCCAAAACATTATTTGAAAAGAAGTTCGACGAGTTTGATTTTGAAGGAATCTGGGGCGACGTATTTGGCAAACCCGAAAAAGGCGGTGTTTGGATTATATACGGAGCTGAAAAAAACGGAAAAACGCTCTTTGCACTTAAACTGGCCGAATTTTTAACCAAGTATGAAAATGTTTGGTATATATCTGCCGAGGAAGGAACTGGAAAAGAATTCCAAGCCAATGCACAACGTGCCAAAATAGATCCTGCTTCGAGAAAAATAAAGTTCTCTGAATATACCGAAATAGAAGTGGTGAAAGAAAGATTATCTAAACGCCAAGCGCCCAAAATTGTGCTGTTTGATAATATGACGATTTATAATGACGAACTGAAAAATGGTGCTTTTAGGCGTTTTACTTCGGAGTTTCCAAACACAACAATGATATTTCTGGCACACGAAGAGAAAAAAGAGCCTTATACTGCTACAGCAAAACTAGCCAAAAAATTGGCTAAGATTTATATCCGAATAGAAGGATTAACGGCTTTTGTGGCCGGAAGATGTCCTGGAGGAATAATGGCGATAAACGAAAAAACAGCCATGTTATATCATGGAAGTGATATCAAAAAATAAAATTCAAAAATAATAATTACCCAAAAATTTAAATCAAAACTAATATGACAGCAAACGAAATCACAACCCGTTTAGACATTTTGTACAATGTCCTTCTTTATTGTTCCGAAAAACACGCCACTTTTAGCAAGTTTCAGCGTATTTGCATCAACCAGGAGCGAGGTGCTTTATTGAGTAGATTCTCTTTTTTATTGGACGAAATATCCGAAGATGAAGTTAGAGATTATAAATGTCCTCCAGTAATTGAAGCCAAGATTCAGTTTACACTCCAAAAAATAAAAGATACCAACTGGCTCGCTTTTGAACAATCCAGATTATCATAAAGAGAAAATAGCAAGAAGATTTTTTAGCCCTTTTTACAAAACCAAAAGCTATGAATAATACAATAATCTTATTAGTGATATTGCTCATCGGTACAAACCTAAAACCGATTAAAACCTATATCGAATGGTTAAGATTTAAACTTAAAACTATGTATAAACAAAGAAAATATGAGCGTAACAATCAAACCAATAACCGATCACGAATCGTATGAAGTAAATGGGCATTTGGTTTATAAAGACACTTTAAATAATTGGATTTCCAAATCTGATTTATCCGAAAAAGAACGGTTGGCTTTTAGTCAATATACCAAAATTGTCATCCAGAATCCCCGATTAAAAAAACATATCAAAGCAACGTATAACGATTAAATAAAAAAAGTATGAGCAATAGAAAAGCAAAATTAGACATCATTGGTTTTTTAACAATAATAACAATTGTTTTCACTATCTTAAAAATAACCGATGTAATTACTTGGAGTTGGTGGTTGGTTTCGTCACCAATTTTAATTCCGTTTGGATTAATCCTAACTTATCTAGTTCTGGCAGGATTACTCTTTATGATTAAGCAATTACAAGAAGAATAAAAGCAGATTATTTAAATAATTACATAAATAAGTAATAGACTTCAATATTACAAAAATATGTAATAAATAGGCTAATAAAGCCATTTAGAGAGTCAAAAAAAATCGCCTTGCAGAATTAAAATTGTCTGTTTATCTTTGTAATATGACACGCAAGGAAAGACTTCTCGAAAGAAATAATTTAGTACGTAAGCACTTTTATTCATTAATGGCAAAGAACCCTAAATGGAGGATTGATGCTGTAGTTGAGGAAGTTGCGAAAAAATATTTTTTATCTACAAGAACCGTTGATGCTATTGTAAACTACGAAGGTATTTACAACGACAACCTCAAAGATTCAAATAAAAACAGCCAATTAAAAATGTTTTAAACAGCATTTAAATGGCGTTTAAACACAAAAATGCTTTAAATACGAATTGTCCCTAATTAGTTTGTGGAATTAATTACACAAACTAAGTTAACTATTAAGATTAGTGCAAATTAGTGTAATTAGTGTTCAAAATTTGATTTATAATATTAGCGTCCAAAGAACCTCCTTTTCAGGAGGTTTTTTTATGCCTAAGAAATAATGCTTAGTTTTTTGTTTGAAAATAACGGATTTATTTCTCTGCAAATAGTAGTGTTAAATGATAGTTTGTAACTCATAAAACCATCTACAGCATTATCAACTTCTTCATTAACTTGTAATAATGGAGCAAATAAACTTCCTTTTAAATGCTGAAGTTTTTCGGATACTTTATGGATTAAATTAAACTCGGCTAATTCATCCGGATTTTCGACTGTTATATTAAGATGGTCGATCCAGCCATTTTTACAATACAAAAGTACTTCTACAACACAATCTCCTTCCTGATTACTTTCGGGCATATTTTGCCAGGCAATACTATTTATTTCGATAAAAGCAGCGGTCCAATAAACAGGATCGCCAGAGACAGGATTAGAAATTTGTTTGCGTTGCAAATCGACCAATCCCAATTCTGGAATTGTCTTTAAGGCTTGTTTTATTTTTACAAATAATTCGTTACGTGGTGTCATTTAAAATTTTGTTTTTACGTGATTAGTTTGCCAAATACACTTGAAGTATAGGCATAACAATTTGAAGCTGATGTATAGCAGCTTTTTATTAATTTCTTTAAAACAGACTTTTCTTTAAAGTCTATTTATATTGTCCATCGACATTTAAGTTCCCATCGTCATTGAGCTCAATATTATTAATCTTCATACCATCGTATTCCAGATTTTTTTTGGCTTCAATTAAAACGTTCATGTAATTGTCGTCGTTTAACATTTGCAAAATACCTACTCCCAGTTCAGGAAATTCACGATACTCGCCTTTGTTGGCAATCAAGATATGTTCTTGATGCAGGTTTTCTGAAAAACCAATCAATAGGTCTCCGTTCTGGAAGCCTAAATCCCCGTTTGTGTCTACTATTATATCATTCATAAAGCAAAATTCGGCTTTAGATACGTACCATAAAATTTACGTTCCAAAGCTTGTATAAAATCTCCCCAAACTTTGTATTTGTCTGATACAAGGATTGGAAGACTATTTTTTTTGCAGCAGAAAAGCCCACAACTTTGCCTCAGAAATCAATCGGAAAATTACTTTTTAATACGAGTTACTTGTTTAAGTAAAACCAAAAGGAGGGTAACGAAACGAGAATAAAAAAAACAAAGTGAGACTAATAAAGTACTTAGCCGTGCATTGCACAGCAACCTCTCAAAACACATCAATAAGTAGCATACAGAACTACTGGAAAAATCAATTGGGTTGGAGAATGCCAGGTTACCACTTTATTATAAAGCCAGATGGGGAAGTAGTTTCTTTATTGCCAATAGAACAGGTTTCGAATGGTGTACAAGGATTTAACCATGAAAGCATCAACATATCTTATGTAGGTGGAATCGACGAAAAGGTTGTTCCTAAAGATAATCGAACGCTTGCCCAGAAAGCTTCTTTGTTAAAATTGCTTACGGAATTGAAACAAAAATTTCCGAAAGCTATTATTCAGGGACACAGAGATTTTCCGAATGTAAAGAAAGCATGCCCAAGTTTTGACGCTAAAAAAGAATATCAACATGTATAAAAAAACACTTTTGTTATCAGTGTTTATTTTTAGTTGTTTGTTGATTTCCTGTCGTACGACGCGACAGGAAACTCAAAAAACCGAAAATCAGACTCAAATAACATCTGAAAAAGTAGTCATCTATAAAGATACTACAGTTTATGCTCCGAGAGCAGAAACGGAACTAAGAATCCCTTTATCTGAATTGGTTGCAAAGAGCCAATTGAAAACAGATTCACAACCCATTTTTTACGTTCAGAAAAACGCTCAGGCAAAGGTTAAATTAAAAATTGTACATGATACAATTTCGATATCCGCAACCTGTGATAGTCTTGCAATAGTGGCCAAGATAAAAAATGAGTTCAAAAAAGAGAGTTCAAATGTTATTAAAAACAACACTATAGAAAGCAAGCAAAAAACTGGATATTCTTTTATCCATATCGGAATTGCTTTTTTACTCGGATTTGCATTTTGTTATATAATTAAATTTTTTAAAATAGTATGAGTTTACCAAATATAAAATTCAACATCTCTAGCAAGGGTCTAGGGTTGTTACAATCAGACATTCAAAAAGTACCAGGATTGGTATTAACTGGAGTTACAGTTACAGGAACTGGAAAAGTTGCTGTAGGTAGTTCGTATCAGATTTTCTCGCTTGATGAAGCAGTAAATCTTGGTATCGAAGAGACAGGTGCAAATGCTTTTGCTTACAAGCATATCAAAGCATTTTACGACGAAGCCAAAAAAGGAGCAGAACTTTGGTTCATGCTTGTTTTATCGACCATTACAATGGAAGATATGGCCGATTTGACAAAACCTTATGCAAAAAAGCTTTTGGCTGATGCATCTGGAAAAATTAGAGTTTTAGGACTTCTTAAAAAATCAGGAACTGCCGAAACAATCACAAACGGATTAGACGCCGATGTTGCTCTTGCTGTTGCAAAAGCGCAAGCGTTAAATCAAGATTATGCAGACAGGTATTTCCCGGTTCGTACAATTATCTCGGGAAATAAATTCTCTGGAATTGTTGCCGACTTAAAAGATTACACCACTGCAAGTTTTAACAAAGTATCTATTTTGTTGGCAAACACAGATGGTTCTAAAGAAGCTTCTGTAGGTTTGGCTTTAGGAAGAATTGCAAGTATTCCTTCTCAAAGAAAAATCTCTCGTGTAAAAGATGGTCCGGTAGAAGATTTTACCGCTTATTTTACTGATGGATCTAAAGCAGAAAGCCTTGATACTTCCTGGAATGCTATCCATAACAAAGGATATATCTTTTTACGCAGTTTTGCTAACCGTTCTGGTTATTATTTTACAAGCGATGCAACCTTAACTGGATCTACAGATGATTTCAATACTTTATCAAGAGGTTTAGTAATGGACGAAGCAGTACTTATTGCTTACGATACTTTGGTTGATGAATTATCAGACGAAATTCCGGTTACAGATGCTGGAAAAATTCACCCGGTTACGATTAAATCATGGCAAAATGCTATCGAAAGACAAATCGATGGTTTAATGGTTCAAAACGGAAAATTATCTGGTGTAAAGGCATATATCGACGAAAACCAAAATGTATTGGTGACTAACAACTTGAATATTGCCTTACAATTATTGCCAGTAGGTTATAGCGATTATATAACTGTAAACATCGGATTTACAACAAATTTAGAATAAATATGAGCACATTTAGCAGCAAGCAATACGCTTGGTCAGATGTTTCCATCTCAATTGGAGGCAGAATTATAGAAGGAATTACAGAAGTTGAATACACTGTAAAACAGGAAAAGGAAACTTTAAGAGGTCGTGGTAACAACCCTCACAAAGTAACACGTGGTAATAAATCTTACGAAGGAAAAATTACTATTTGGCAAAGCGAATTGGAAGCAATGGTTTTAAGTGCTCCAAACGCTGATATCCTTGACTTAACTTTTGATGTTATCGTTTCTTACGTTCCATCTGATGGAGGAAAAACGGTAATTGATGTTTTAACTGGTTGCGAATTTACCGAAACTAAGAAAAGCATGAAACAAGGAGACAAAAACATGGTAGTCGAATTGCCAATTGTCTTTTTAGGTGTAAAAGCACAACAATAATAATCCTAATCCAACCAACCAAAACAGTTTAAATGTTTTGGTTGGTTAAATAAAACAAACAATGAAACAGCAAATAAAACAAGAACAAATTAATGAGTGGAAAGAAAAATACGGTCAAATTTATGAGCTTCCTGTAGAGGATAAAGTAGCTTATTTACGCGAACCGAAAATGACAACTTTTAAGCATGCTTTTAGTGCTATGCAAAAAGATGGCGAAATGACCTTTGGAGAGGTCATGTTAAACGAATTATTTATTGGCGGAGATGAAGAAATCAAGACAAATGATGATTACTTCTTTGCAGCACGTAAAGAGCTTGCCAATTTTTTCAATTTTGATGATGCCGAAATAACTTCAGAAGGAAACAACTCGGTTATTGTAATTGGTGAAGAAAAATGCACCGTTAGAGTAATTACACGTCAGGATATTAAAACTGCCGAAAAGAAAAACCCTTCTGCAAAACCATTTGTTACTCAGGAAAAATTATTCGAAATGATTTGTATCAAGAAAGATGATGTCTTTAATGATAGAGAAAATGCTTCGATTAGATTCCCGCTTTACCAGGCAATAGAAAAACTCCAAAATAAAAAAGTGGCAACGCTAAAAAAGCTTTAAAAGGGGCTATCATCGATACCGATGATACCTCTTCCTTTTCAATTGCAGAGAATATCGACATACGATTATTTGATGCGTATTTAAAATTCTATATGCACATTCCTAAACCTCATAAACTGAGTGATGAAGATTGGGCAGAAGAAATTCAGAATTTACATTTTATCAGAACCAAAGAAAAAGAAACCTCACAAATACCATCATGAGCCCCTACGACTATATTACAAGCATACAAAATGCAAACGGCCCAATTTTGAACGTGGCCCAATCCCTTGGAATTACGATAAATCAGATAGATATCATGAATAACTCGTTTAATCAGGTAGATAACTCTGTACATAATTTTAATGAAAAAGTCAAAGAAAGTGCCACTTCGATGGGTTTTTTTAAGACCAAGTTAATGGAGATTGGAGGTAAAATAAAAGGAGCTTTTTCGCCTGAGGCCATTTTTGAATTTGGGAAAAAAGTTTTTGATGCCCGAGTAGAATATGAAAAGCTTAATGGTGTAAAAGGAGGGATAAGTGATGAGTTTATTAAGCTTAAAGCAAATTTAGATGTGTTTACGACCGCTTGGAATACTTTTTTGGTTTCGCTAGGTGGTGACGCTTCTGGTTTATTTATGACCATCCTTACTACGATGAATGAAGGACTAAGCTTCTTAACATCTCAATTGCCCAATATAGCAACCTGGTTTAGTATTCTCTGGAAAATGATGGAACCAGTAGTTTTATCATTGAGAGATTTTATAAAATCGGCTTTTAGTTTTGTCGAAGTAGGAGCAATATTAGATGGTTTTGGACTCGTAATGACTGGTGTTTTGCTAGTAGTGAGTTGGCTAACAACCGGATTGAAGTTTATCATTGATACATTAAAACCTTTTGCAACCGAAATTCTGATTCTTACAGGAGCATGGTTGTTATTGTCTAATGCTGTAGCTATTTATAGTGGTGTTATGGTTGTTTTTAATGCGATAATGGCAGCTTCTCCTATTACCTGGATTATAGTCGGAATTATGGCGCTTGCATTAGTTATCGGAATGATAATTAAATACACAAGCGGTTGGGGCGAGAGCTGGAGACATGTGGTTAGTGGTGCTAAATTTTTATGGGATGGTTTTACAGAGACTGCACAAGCCAAATTTAATACGTTGATACAAAATTTTATGATTGGTATCGACAAAATAAAAATTGGCTGGTACAAATTTAAAGAAGCAGTAGGTATGGGCGATAGCTCTGAGAACCTAAAGATGATTGCTCAGATTAATGGAGACATTAAAATGCGTGAAAACTCGATTACTGCTGGTAAAGCCAAAGCAGATAACTCTTTCGCTAAAGCGAGAAATGAATTTAGCCAGGTTAAAATTAATGTAGATACTGCAGGAATTTCAAGAGATTTTAAAAAGATAAAAGATACGTTTGGCGGGGCAGGTGCAAAAACAAATGCTATAACAGATACTAAAGTAAATCCTGGAAAAGCCAAAATGTTAAAAGGAGCTAAAGATAATAATATAGGTTCGTCTGATTCAATTGTGTCTGGAGGAGCTAAAGGAACTAATATTATAATAAACATACAAAAACTACAAGACGACACTAAAATTTACGTGGAGTCATCCGAAAAAGGGATAAGTAATTTGGGCGAAAAAGTACAAGAAATGCTTTTAAGAGCCGTGAATAGTGTTAACCAAATGCAAACAGCAGTATAATGGCAGAATTTAATATAAAAGAAATTACAGCTAGAGCATTTCTAGATTATGTTGGTCCAGGATATCCGGGTTTCTTGTTTGATGTTAGTACAAAAGGTGGAAAACTGAAAATAAAAAAGAACGGAAAGAAAATAGACCTAAACTCTATCAATGCTTCTAATTTTTCGGGAGGGAAATATTTTCTGACTCTTACACTTACTTATAAAGGTGTTGATTATGAATTGCCAAATGAGCCTTTAATTTCGTTGGGATTAAGCAAAACAATTGTTGAAACTGCCACAGTAGGAAAGTATCGTAAAGGAACTGTAAAAGAATATATCAATACCGAAGATTATACGATTTCTATAAAAGGAATTTGTTTTGATGATGAAAATCCTAATTCATATCCTTCTCAGCAAGTAAGCACATTAAGAAATATGGTAGAAATAAATGAAGCGCTTGAGATAAAAAGCAATCCATTTTTTACACTATTTGGCATTGGGAAAATTGTAATCAAAGATATTCAGTTTGAGGATATGATGGGGCAAGGAGGAATGCAAAAATATACGATTTCGGCAATTAGTGATCAGGATTTTTATGCTGATTTAGACGAAAAGAATAAGACAAAAAACGAATTAATAAATACACAAGAAAATGTTTCTACTTGAAAGTAAAGTTGTGTTTACCAAAGTCAATGGAGGCGCAGAAGAATCCAGTTATGTCTTTAATGCTGTTAATGAAATCGAAATAACCAAATCTGTTGATGAATTGAGTGATACAGCAATTATAAAATTGCCAACCCAATTTAAAATAAAGCAAAATGGAGCACAGAAGTTTACCGAAAAAGCATTACAAGTTGGAGACAAGGTAACAATTACTTTGGGTTATGAAGGTAAAATTTCGAAAGTGGAATTTGTGGGATATATAAAAAAAATCAGTCCGAAAATACCTCTGGAAATTCACTGTGAAGATGCGATGTGGAAACTTCGTAGAAAGAATGTAAGTAATAGCTGGGATAAAAAAGTCACACTAGAAGATATTTTAAAAGAAATAGTAAAAGATACAGGTATCGAACTTAGTTATCCTGTTCTGGGTTTTGATCTGGAGAAGTGGATCATTAATGAAAATGGAGCTCAAGCTTTGGAAAAATTAAAACAAGAGTTTGGTTTTACCTCTTTTATAAATGATGAAGGTAAGTTGCATTGTGGCTTGAAAGAGTTAACGAATATTGGCGAAGTAGCTAGTTATGATTTAAACTACAATTTGGTCGAAAATAATTTGGAATACAAAACCAAAGAAGACCGAAAAATCATGGTGAAATATACTTATATAGATCCCAAAACCAATGAGCGAACTATTGTTGAGGAAGGAGATAAAGATGGGGAACAAAGAACTTATACAACCTCGATAGCTTCAGACAAAGCACAATTAAAAGAACTGGTAAAAGCTGAGCTCGAAAAATTACGATTTGATGGTTATAATGGGGATGTAACTAGTTTTTTGATTCCCTATGCCACACGAGGCATGAAAGCTGTTTTAATAGACAAAGAACACACAGACAGAGAAGGAAGTTACTTTATTAATAAAGTAGTGACCACTTTTGGGATGAGTGGAGCAAGAAGAAAAGTAAGCATAAGAAATAGATTGTAATGGAAAAAGATTTGCAGGACGCTTTTAGAAAAATAAAAAAACGAGATGTCGACACCTTCATTGCGCATGTTATTTCTGTTGATAAAGAAAAAGGAACATGTAAGATATCAGACGGAAAACTGGAATATGCCGATGTACAATTGGCTTCGATAATAAACGAGAGCAATCAAAAATTTTATTTGTTTCCAAAAAAAGATAGCTCCGTTATCGTAAGTCCGATTAATGAAGATTTACATCGATTGTATGTTGAGGTTTATTCGGAAATAGAAAGCTTAAGTCTTGCAATTGATAAAGTTCAATTTCAGGTAGACAAAGATGGTTTTTTGTTTAAAAAGGAAAATGAAAATTTAAAGAAATTGATGGCTGATTTGATAACAGCAATTAAGAATTTAAAATTCACAACTAATAACGGACCAACGATAAGCTTAATAAACTTAGCCGATTTTACGGCTCTTGAAGATAGGTTTAATCAATTTTTAAAAGATAAATAATGTTAAGCGTAGATAGATTAAAAAACAAAATCCGTACTGCATTTGATGATGAGCAACAAGAAAAATCTGATCACGAAGCAAGTCTGGACAGGATTTCATTAAAGTTGGCCACAGCAATTATTGAAGAAATTAAAAATGCTAAAATCGAATATCAAGCCGGACTTGTTGCTCCAAACGGAAGCGTTACTGGAACAATAATTCATACAATTAGTTAATAAATGAATGAAATTACAATTGCATTAACCGGATTAATAACAGCTGGAGGTACTGGTTATTTTACTTTTTTGTTTGCCAAAAGCAAATATAAGCAAGAAGTAGAAAAGCTAAAAGTTGAGGTTTTGCAGGCTAAACAATATGCTGATACTACGGCTATTGAAAATGATATTAAACTATCCGGACATTATAAAGAAATTCTTGACGACTTAAAAAACCGATATGAAACCCGGTATAAAGAGTTTGAAGATATGATGAACAGAAAAGTTTTACTCCTGGAAGAAGAACTCAAGCTGAAGGATAGAAAAATCAAATTACAGCAACAGGAGATTACCGAATTAAAAAAAGAAAACAGAACATTACGTACCAATGCAAGAAACAGTATTACATAACCAATCGTTAATAGATTTTACCCTACATCATTGCGGTACAATCGAAAGTGTTGTAGCAATGGCTGTTGCAAACGATTGGAGTATAACCGAAGAATTACAGCCTAAAAGAATTTTAGAAGTACCTGCCGATGTTATAAAAGACTCGGACATTGTAGGGTTTTATACAAGTAAGAAACATGTTCCGGCATTTAATTATTCGGGACCAATCTCTGCAAACGACGAAGGTATTGGCGAAATGATAATAGAAGAAACATTTATAGTAAGATAAAAAAATGGCAAGAAGTATATCAGAAATACAAGCAAAAATGATTGAGGCCGTTGGTGCAAATCAAATTCTTTCGGGACAACTCACATCAATAACATCCACAAGTAAAACATCTATAGCAAGATTATTCACTTTTATTGTAGCTACGGCTATATGGATGTTGGAAGTTTTCTTTGATCAACATAAAAAAGAGGTTGATGAAAAACTTGCAAATCAAAAATCAGGAACGCTGCCTTGGTATCGTACTATGGCATTACGTTTTCAATATGGATTTGATTTAGTAAAAGACGAAGATTATTTCAATAATAAAGATAAGGATGGAAACGAAGCTGAAGTCTCAAAAATAGAAGCTTCGAAGATTGTGAAGTATGCAGCAGTAAATGAAGCTCCCGAAAGTAGTCGTGTGATTATAAAAATTGCAGGTGAAGATAGTGACAAAGTTTTAGCTCCTATAAATGACCTGCAAAAAGAAGCTTTCGATGCTTATATAAACGAAATAAAAGTTGCGGGAGTTAGGGTTACAGTGCTAAATTATAAACCAGATCTTTTGAATTTATCTATTCAAATTAAGCGTGACGCGATGTTGTTGAATAGCACTGGAATGAGAATTAAAGATGGGGAATACCCCGTAATAAATGCAATTCAGGAATTTATGAAAGAACTTCCGTTTGATGGGGATTTACGTTTATCGGCTTTGGTTGATAAATTACAATCGGTTGAAGGAGTTCTGGATGCAACAGTTGTAGGTGCTACTAGTGCCTGGATTAATCCTGAAACGGGTGATTACGGTAAACCACAGAATATTTTTATTTCGACAATACCTTATAGTGGTTATTTTAAAATTACTGATTTTAAAGGTATAGAGTATGTGGTATAAAGTAAATTTTAATATGCTGGCAATACAGTTATTGCCCACTTTTTTGCGAAAACCGGCTTTTATGGCTTTTGTTCAGATACTAATGAAACCTATAACTGCAATCTATGATGATTGGATTATAGCTCGAAATGAAAACATTTTTAGACTTTATCACACAGGACAAGTTTGCCATTTACGAAAATCATTGAATTTAAAATTTGATGAAGAACAAAAACGTATTGAGATAAAGAAGGGAAATCTGTATACTACAACTTATATATATACAGAAGGAGAAGGGTTTGATAAATATGTAAATCTGGAAACGGAGCCCGAAACAATTTGGTTAAGAACCGAAGTAGAAACAGCTGATACAGGATTAGACTTTATAGTCTCAGTACCAGAACAAATCTACAAAACAAGATTAGAGGGCATAGAAGCTCATGTGAAATTTTATAAAGCAGGCGGTATACGCAGTAAAGTAATAAGCAAGTAATGAATAAAATAAATTATAACCAGGCAGGTGGTTTTCCACTAAAAACAGAAAGACTTCAGGAGTTACAAACGGCTTACGAAATCTTCAATCATTTAGGTAATATAGCGGGAGATCTATCTATTCTTTCCGGTTGTGGCATTACAGGATCTAGTGTAGCAGATGGAGTTGTTGTAATAAACAATGAAGTTATACCCTTTAGAGGAGGTTATGTTGCAGCAAATGTTATCATAATTGAGGAACCTATTAGTAAAGAATTTGAAAATGGTAGTGCAAAAAATGTGTACAGCGTTCGTTATGCCACTTTTGGTACAGCAGCTACATCATGGTCGTGGGCAAGTTTTAAAAAACCAATTGAGACCAAAGCAATTCCTAGCGATTTAGTTTCTAGACTTGAAGCTTTAGAAAGAAAAAATGCAGTTTTTCAATCAGGAGGAGGGATGGTATTGTGGAATAAACCCGCAAACCAAATACCTGCTGGCTGGGCAGAAGTAGTTAATTGGCGTGGACGTATGCCTGTTGGGTTTGATGCTTCTCAAGCTGAATTTAACACGATGGGTAAAATTGGTGGTGCTAAAACCAAGCAGCTTTATGAAAGCGAAATGCCAGCACATACTCACGGTTATTATGATATTTATTACTCAGAAGCTGGAGGTACTGTTCCTATTTCAGGTAAATATGGTTCAAATCGTTCAGATAATGATAATGCAGGTTGGCAAATGGCGAGAACTACAGACTCTGCAGGATATGGAGTTGCTTTCTCAATCATGAATCCATACAGAGTAGTCATGTTTATTGAGTACGTTGGATAATGGTAGACATAAATACTATTTTAAGTTGGTTTAAAACTTATACAAGCCCTGTTTCGGGCATCATAGGAATGAGTTTGATGTAAAAAACAAACAAATTCCATAATCAAATAATCTAGAATAAATGCTCTGTTTTTTATCATAAAGAGCAGAGCATTTTATCTCATCATAACATCCAAAATATTTATTAAATAGAATAAAAAAATATGGCAACAGATATAAATACCATTTTAAGTTGGTTTAAAACAGGTTTAAAACCTACACAAGCCCAATTTTGGGCATCATGGCAATCGTTTTGGCATAAAGACGAGCAAATACCACAAAGTAGTATTGCAAACTTGTCGACAACGTTAAATGCTAAAGCGGAGAAATCACAGTTTGATGCGCATATTGGAGATGCCCTGGCACACGAAAATTTGTTCAAAGCAAAATTAGATAAAACTTTATTTGAGGAACATACAACGGATCCAAATGCACACGCTGAACTATTTGGAAAAATGGGTTTTGTCCCAACAGGTAAACTTTTTGTGTTCAAACATCCTGATAATTCTAATCCTGCAAATGCTTATGTGCTAGAGGCAAAAGATATGGTTATAGGATATGTTGATGCGAGTTGGATAACAGGAAATTATTTGGGTGGAGATATTACTCAAATAGAAAGTTTTGATGTGTACACAATAATTTAATTTAAAAGATGAAAAAAATATTTTTGTTTTTATTGTTAGTGGTATCATTTACAGTTACTGCTCAAAAAACATATTCTATAGAGAAACCATTACAACTAAATACTGTCAATGAAGGCGCTAAATCTGATAGTGTATTAGTAAGAGGTACTGATAAGATTGTAAAGTATGTTCCAAGAAGTGAGTTTGGCGGTATTGTCGATTTGAGCTATTTACCTTCACCAACTAATGGAACCGTTTTACCAAGTTCAGGAACTCCTGCAACAGTTCCATTGGCAACTACAGCAAACGCTGGTTTATTTTCTCCAACCGAAAAAACTAAACTCGATGGTATAGCAACTGGAGCAACAGCAAATCAAACTGACGCTTATTTGCTAAATAGAGCAAATCAAACGGGCTCACAAGCTATAGCTACAGTAACAGGATTACAAACTGCTTTGGACGGAAAGCAATCTGTAATAGGATTTGTTCCTGAAAATGTAGCTAATAAACAGAATACATTGAATTATGATGGAACAGGAACTAAATATGCAACTGTAGATGCAGTAAATATTGCTGATGCACAAAATGTAAAGATATCAGGATTTCAATCTATCCAAGGTCGAAAGTTGTTTAATAATGGGCTTGGTAAACAAGTAGATATTCTGCCTGTAACAGGTAATAATTCCATGGAGATATCATCTGCCAATGGTAAAGTAGGTATATATACGTCAGTTCCTACCAACGGAATAGGTCATTTATCTGTAAACCCAATAGGTGTTACAGGCGCCAAATTCGTTTCATATCAAGATAATTTAACGGAGAGGTTTTCTGTACTTCAAAATGGTGATGTCATGGGAGGGAAGTTTATAAAGTTTGGCGGATTACCTACTCAATATTTAATGGCAGATGGTAGTGTATCAACATTAGAGGCATTATCCGGATCGTCAGGAACTTTTATTCCAGAAAGTCCAAATCTTGGAGTTCATACTCTAACTTATTCTAAATCTTATTGGGTTAAGGTGGGGAATATAGTTACAATTACACTTAATTATTCTTTGGCTGTTACATCTCTAGTTCAGGGACTAAGTTTTGATGTTGCTCTACCTAATTCTTTTAGAATTAATTCTCCTGTAGATGGTAGATTAATAGGTATATCAAATATAACTTTATCTTCAAATTCTGGCTCTCCAGGCTCTGTATGTAAGGTGTTTGAGGGCACTTATAACAATACGGTTAATCAAACGATTGCCTTTAATGGGAATGTTTCTGCAAATACATACTATTCCTCTATAGTGTTTTCTATACAGGTTAACTAATTGCTTTGTTTTAAACGTCATTGCAACAGCTTAACTCCAAACAATTAAAATAAATGAAAGAGATTACAAAAAAAGAATCATCAACAGATACTTATAAAATAAATAAAGCATTAAAGCTAAATACCATAAATAAAGGAGAAACAGTAGATAACGTATTGGTTCACGATGTGAACAACGAAATAAAATCTGTTCCCAGAAGTGAGTTTGGTGGAAGTTCACAGAATTTTCAGGATGTAGTTACTAAGAGTACTGTAGATATGGGAGGTACGGCAGTTGCTTCTGTAGAAGATCCTGTAGATACTTCAAAAAAAGGAGCTTTTATAGTAGGAAAAACTGACGGAGTAAATATGGGGGCAATTGTAGCATCATCTACTTCAACTTCTGTAGGGAGTTATGTTACTGAAAAGGGAAAGATAAGAATGATTCAATCTAACCCAGATGGAACTATAAAAACAGAATTGAAAATAAATGAGCCTAAGGTTATATCAAATATATATGTGCCTGCTCCAGATGTGGCTGGTGATTATATTTTAGCAACAACACAAGATATTAGTTTAGATAAAGCGGCAGCGATTGGCTCTACTATAACTGATAAAGAAGTTATATTTAATACTACTGCAACTGATATTAAAACCTCAATTACTAAAGAAGGTATCATTATTTTAGAAAATGGAGTTAATGATTTAGGACCTACCGAATTAAAAACTTTAATTGATAAAAATAGTATTGCAATTACAGAAAAAGGTTTTTACGAAGAAGGAGGAGGAGATGGGGGAATAATTACTTTGATTAGTAAAAACGATGCTAATCTTTCTAGGAATACTGCTATAAAACCTACTGTAACAGAAACTTTAATTGATAAAAATAGTATTACAATTACAGAGAAAGGTTTTTTAAGAGATGATGGAGAAACTAAGGTTTTAATTAATAAAAACAATGTTAATCTTTCCCGAACAATTCCTATAAGTCCTACCGAAAGCGAAATTAATGAAATAGGATTAGATGCAGGTGAATGGAATCTTTATACTTATCAAGGAGATAGAGGTTTTAATGCAAATCCTTATCATTTCGCTTTTTCAGAAGGAAGACATAATGTATCATTCATGTTGGATGGTCCTATAAATCAAACTACTCAAGTAAGATTTAATCCATTAGGAGGTGCTGTTACTTACGAAGATTCTTTTAAAACAATCAATGGAAAAAGCATTGTAGGTAGTGGAGATATTGTATTGTCTGCAACTGGTGAATTTAAAACAATCAACGGTCAAAGCATTATTGGTACTGGGAATATTGCAGTGTCTGCAACCGGTGATTTTAAAACAATCAATGGTCAAAGCATTGTAGGTACTGGGAATATTACTGTTACTGGTACTCCAGTAGCATCGACTTTTCAAGATGTATTAAACGCAGGAAAAGTCAGTACAACTTCAGGTCAAGATCATCACTTTCAGCTCAGAAGTCAGTTTTATGATGGAGGACCATATCACGATATGACTTTTAAAAGAAACTCCATAAGATTAGAATTTGGCGGCGGAGGATATGTTTTTGATGAGGAAGGAATATATCCGGTTAGAAATTTAGCTTCATCATTTGGGTATGGAGGATTTGCTCTCACAAGTGGTGGAATAAGTTTTAAAACGAATCCTATAGGCGGAATGGCTACAATTAAATCAGATAATTTAACTAGTAACTATACATTTCAATTACCAGGAAACATAGAGGTAGGAGGAACCCAAACCCTTGCAACTACAAATGATATTGCTGCGTATGTAGCCTCAAGAACTGTTATAAATCCAACGACTACTTTGTTAACATCTACAGATTTAAATACTGCTTACCCAACAGCAACAGCAGGATTTAGAGTTATGGCACTAAATATACCATCGGAAAAAGTAATTTATGAGAAAATTGCTAACGGTTGGATTAAAACAGTAGTTTCAGTTTTATAAAAATGATTTTAAAACCAAAAAGAATGCTGAACTATAGTGGTGTCGTTTTTCCTCAATAGATTTTAATCCTTATAAGAAAGATTAGTAATAAATTAAAAGATACACTAACATTAAGTATTCCTTTTTGGTAGAATGTTTTGATATAAGTATTAGTAGTAATGATAAAATAATATTCTTAAAAATAATTACAGAATTAACTCTAAACAATTTGAATAAATGAAAGAGATTGCAAAAACAGAATCATTAGCTGATACTTATAAAATAAATAAGGCTTTAAAGTTAAACACATTAAACGAAGGAGAACCAACAGATAATGTTTTGGTTCATGGAGTGGATAATGAAGTGAAATCTATTCCCCGAAGTGAGTTTGGAGGAGGAAAACCGGATACTTTGCAAGAAGTAGTAACTCAGAGTACAATTGCAAATGGAGCAAATTATGCTAAGGCAGAATTGATAGACTCAACATTGTCTAGAAGTTCAGGGTTGTTATTAACGGCATTTAATAGTACTAATGAAGCTTTGTTAGGTACTACGACGGGAATTTATAATACAAAAAATGGATCGGTTAACGGAGAAATTTATCTTTCAAAACTGAATAAATCTACAGGCGCTGAGACCCGACTAGAATTTGCTGATCCTACAGCCAATGGAACAGCAGTTTGGAGTTTACCAGCAAAAGAAAAAGGAGCTTATGTTTTAGCAGCTACATCAGATTTAGATGCAAAGGCTAATATAACATCATTAACTCCTGGCAGGATACCTTTTACTTCTTCGTCTAATACGTTGTCTGATAGTTCGAAACTATTATGGGATGATGCTTCGAGCAAACTAGAGATAAATGGGTACAGACCTACTTTGTCATTTAGAGAACCTTTAAATAAGTATGGATGGGATATTACTAATGGTAGTTTAGGCAGTGGTACTTTGCTTATAAGAAGTAAGGAAGGCAAACGTATGTTACTTATAGAAAATCCAGATAGTCCAACTTCAGTAACACAACCTAAATTGGCTATTGGTAATTTTACAGGAAGTATTCCTGTCGAAGCCCAGCTATATGTATATGGTGGACATAGTGGCGCCAATATAGATGCCAGGGGTTCTGAAATTGCCGATCAGGCAAATATCGATTTAGAAGGAAGTGATTGGGAAACATATCCTAGTTCTCTAGGATTTAGTTATTATGGAGTAAAATATTCGCACGGTGGGACTATATTAGGTTATGATAAAGTAAATACAGGAATCATCAGATGGGGAGGCAATGCTCAACCAATTATTACAAGTTTAAATGAAAAACCAATTATATTCGGAGTAAATGACATTGAGATATTTAATGTGAATTCATTAGGGCTAGAATACAAGTCTGACTTTAGTTTGTTAAATGCTTCTAATCCAAGATGGTTAGTTGATAAAGAATATGTAGACAATAAATTTCAGACCAAAGCGGCCTATAAGTTATATGTGGCACTTTTGACACAAACAGGAACAAATGCTCCTGTAGCGACAGTATTAGAAAATACTTTAGGTAATACAATTGTTTGGTCTAGAAGCAGCGCAGGGGTATATCATGGAACTCTCGCTGGAACTTTTATTGTGGGCAAGACGACTATGAGTGCTTCAGTGACAACATCGGGTTCTTCGGTAGCATCAGGAACTACACTTAATATAGCAGCTATAAGCACTCAAAAAACAGATACATTAGTTTCAACAGATGGACAATTAGTAAATTCTATGGTTGAAATAAGAGTGTATTCATAGTTAATAATTAAAAATTACAAGTACCATTAATTAAGAGCTAAGAAAAAAGACTTAACTCTAAGACGATTTAAAAATGAAAGAGATTACAAAAATACTATCTGATGAAATCCAAGCATCAACAGATACATATAAAATAAATAAAACTTTAAAGTTAAACACAGTAACCGGAGGTGAACCAACAGATAATGTTTTAGTTCATAGCGTGCATAATGAAGTGAAATCTGTTCCTAGGAGTGAGTTTGGAGGAGGAGTTGTTGATTTAGATTATTCTGCAACTCCAACCGGAGGTACTGTATTTTCAAGTTCTGGTAACGATGCCTTAGTTCCATTAGCAACTACGGTAAATGCAGGTTTATTATCTCCAGAAGAAAAAGCAAAACTAGAAGGCTTTACGATAACACCTGATGCTACAACAACAGTAAAAGGAAAATTAAAACTAGCAGGAGATTTAGGTGGAACAGCAGATTTACCTACTACCCCCACTGCTTTACATAAAACAGGAAATGAAACTAAGACAGGAGTGTTAAGTTTTACGAACACAGGTGTAGATCAAACAAACGGAATAAAACTTACCAATAACGGAACTAGTTATGGAGGTGTATTAAAAGTTGATAATAACGCTTCGGCTTATGGGATTTGGATTACCAACACGTCTACTGGACTTGGGGCTTTATCGATGAATAATTCGAACGGAACTGGTATTCGTTCAGATAATCTTTCGACAGGAATAGGTATTTATTCTTATAACTTAAGAGATGGTATAGGATTTTCTTCAGATAATTTTTCTTCAGGCGTGGGGGTTAAACTTAATTCAAACAATGATTCAACTGGTGACTTGTTGAATCTCATGAAAAATGGAACACTCACAGGTAAAATTGATCATTTAGGAAAAATTACTTCACCATCATTCATAAAATCGGGAGGTACGCCTAATCAATTTTTAAAAGCAGATGGTAGTGTGGATTCTAATATCTATGCTCCTTTGGTAAGTCCAAGCTTTACTGGTATTCCCACAGCTCCTACAGCAGTATCAGGAACAAATACAACGCAGATTGCTACAACTGCCTTTGTGCAAGCTAATTCTCCTCTTGGTGGTAATTTTTTACCCACATTAACAAGCCCGTTGAATATCTCAGCTTCAGTTGTCTTAAGTGGTGGAGGAACCTATACTAAGGTAGGTAATATTGTTAACGGGCAGTTTACTATGCAGGTAACAGTTATTAAAGCAGCTACCTTAACTGCTATTAACTTTTCTTTACCAGTAGATAAAATTAATGGAGAATTTCCTTATGGAGGTGGAGTTACAACAATAAACGGAGAGTCTTATTCTAATGGATATATTCAGTTGGTATCTCAAGAATCTAAAGCTACTGTTATAATTAATCCAGCAACTACGGGTATTTTTACCATTATAGTACAATTTCAATACAAAATAAAATAAATACATTATGAATCAGATTTTATCCCAAATCGTTTATCCACATTCAATATTGATTTTTGGATTAATGCTTATGATTTTTTTAGATCTCTTATCAGGAATTAGAAAGGCTTCAAATAATGGTGAAGCTACTACGTCAAAGGGGTTTCGTAATTCAATTGATAAAGCAACTACCTACTGCACATTTATTTTTTCTGTTTTGGTTATTGTTAATATAACTAGTTTTGCAGATACTGATGGTGATTTTCTCGGAGTGTTTAAATACTCTTTAAACGGTTTAGTCATTGGAACTAGTTATATCGAGCTGAAATCTATTATCGAAAATCTAATTGAAATTAACACCAAGGATGGTGAACCTTCTGATTTCTGTGTTTATTTTTTAACGCCATTACATAATATTTTGATTTTCAAACTTGCAAAAAAGTATAAAGATGAAGCCTAA